AAGAGCCTCGGCGCACTCGTGAAAGCCGAGCAAACGCTCGCACGCCAGGCGGCGCCGATCGGCCACACCGGCGGCCCGATGATCCTGCCGCCGCGGCAAATGGAAGTGAAGGCCAGCGCCGATCTGTTCATCGCCGGCGCGGTATGCGCGCTCGAGGGCTACTACTCGCGGCGCTCGGCAATGGACGTAGCGGCGGAACGCTACAAGGACGATGAGATTCGGCAATACATGGTTGCGCTCACGACCAAGGCGGCCCAGGCGCCGGCGACAACATTCACGCCGGGATATGCCGCGGAGCTTGTCCATCAGACCTACGCGGCCTGGATGGAGTCGCTCAAGACGGTGGCGGTGCTGCCCAAGCTGCCGTTCCGGACGGAGAATTTTGACGACGGCTCGCCGATCGTCTTTCCCGGCCAGCTCGCGCAAGCGGCCTATCCGGCGAATTTCGAGGCGATGTGGCGCAAGGAGGGCGATCCGATCCGCGTCGGTACGCTCTCGATGACCTCGCAGACCATGCGGCCGTATAGCGCCGGCGTGATCGGGCATTTTACCAAGGAACTCCTCAAGCGGAGCACGCCCAACATCGAATCGCTCATCCGCGAGACGATCATCGATGACACCGGCAAGGCGATGGACGCCTATTTCTTCTCGGCCTCGCCGGCCGTTACCGATGTGCGGCCGCCGGGAATCGCCAATGCGCTCGGCGCCGGCGATACCAGGGCACAATCGGGCGTGACGGCCGCGGCGGTCGAGGCCGATCTCCGCGACATGGTGAACGATCTTTTGATCACTCGCAGGCTCGGCCGCACGCCAGTTTGGGCGATGCACTCGACCCACGCGAGCGCGCTCGGAGCGTTGCAGAACTCCTTGACCGGCGCGCCGGTCTATCCCGGCATGGGCTCGCTCACGAGCGGCACGTTGTTTGGTTTCCCGGTCTATGCCGGCCTGGCCATGCCAACCGATCGGCTTTACCTGATCGATGCAGCCTATGTGGCGTTCGCCGGCGGGACGCCTTCTTGGGAAGTCAGCGACCAGGCGACCATCCACGAGGAGACGCAGACGCCGCTACCGATCGGCTCGACCGGCACGCCGGCGGTGGTGGCCGCCCCCGTGCGCTCGCTCTACCAGACGCACTCAGCGGCGGTGAAGGCGGTCTACGAGCTCTCGTGGCTTATCCTGCGAACCGGCGCGGTGCAGCAATTGACCGGCGTTACCTGGGGCACCGGCGGCATCACGCCGACGATGGAAACCCTCATGGGTGGACAGGCCGCTACGGATGCGGCGCGGTCTCGCGAGGAGCGGGCACGCGCGCGGCAACAGGAGCGTGACCAGGCGGCCGAACAGGAGCGGCAGGACCGCGAACAGCCGCGCAATCAGGGACGCAATGAACCGACTCCGCCGACGCCACCCACACCCACGCCAAGGCGGTAACAACCTACGCGCCGGCGCGCAATTCCACGCGCGCGCCGGCGTCTCTTTCTCGGAGCCGAAATGGGGATCGTAACGCGGGTCAAGGAATGGTTCGGCTGGGGCGGCATCGAGGGCTCGTATCGCGGGCCGGCGCTCGGTGTCGGTGAATTCGGCGGCCACTACCCGATTCCCTTTGGCGATGGCTTTCAGCAAAACCTGCAACTGGTCCGCGGCTATGGTGAGCGCGGCGTGCCGGCGGTCTATGCCTGCGTCATGGCGTTCGCGCGCGCGGTGAGCCAATGCTATCCGGCGCACAAGCGAACCGATGCGGCCGGCAATGTCGAGATCATCCGCACGAGTCCGGCCTCGCGGTTGCTGCGGCGGCCGAACGGCTATCAGACGTGGCCGCAATTCATCTACAACGTGAACGCCCAGATGGGCTTTGACGGCGAGGCCGTGGCGCTGATCCTGCGGGATGATCGCTATGCGCCGGTGAGTTTTCACCTCTGCCGGCGCGCGACGTTCATGCCGTATATCGATCCGGACAACCAGGCGATCTATTACTCGATCGGCGACAACCCGATGGCGCTGCGGGCCGGCGAGAATATGCTCGTGCCGGAGCGCGATGTTATCCATTTCAGGGAATACACGCCGCGCCATCCGTTGTGCGGTGAATCGCCGATCAAGGCGGCGGCATTGGCAACCGGCGTCAACGTCGCGCTCTCGGCGACGCAGGCGGCGTTCTTTACCAACATGGCCAGGCCGAGCGGCGTGCTCTCGACCGATCAGACGCTCACGCGCTCGCAGATGACCGAGCTCCGGGCGGCGTTCAAGGAGCAGTCCTCCGGCATGGCGAGCGGCGAACTGCCGATCCTGGCCAACGGCCTCAAGTTTCAGCAGATGACGGTCAATAGCGTGGACGCGCAATTGATCGAGGCGCAGCGCATGAGCGTAGAAGATATCGCCCGCGTCTACGCCACGCCGCTGCCAGTGATCGGCGATCTCTCAAAGGCGACCCTCAACAACACCGAATCGCTGGTGAACCTCTGGCTATCCTTGAGCCTGGGCTCGCGGCTGGAAAACATCGAGCGGAGCCTCGATCGGGCGTTTGAATTCGGCCAGGACGATTTCATAGAGCTCGATACCGCGGCGCTCCTGCGGTCGGATTTCCTGGCGCGTGTGGACGGGCTCACGAAGGGCATTCAAGGCGGCCTGTATACGGTGGACGAGGCGCGCGCGCGCGAGGGGCTATCGCCGGCCGTAGGCGGCGCCGAACCGCTCCTGCAAGTGCAGATGACGCCGCTATCGATGCTGAAAGAGCTCGCCGAGAAAGCGGCCGAACCGCCGCCGCCGCCGGTCGCCCCCAAGGCGCCGGCCAATGACGACGCGGAGGAGGACGAGGGAGACGCAGCCGAGGCCGAGGCGCGCGGAGTGGACGCCTCCATCACGCGCGCCCTCGTGCTCGCTTCCCTGGCCGACAAGAGGGCGGCGCCATGAAACTCAACCTCGCCATAGCGGCCGCTCAGGATCCGATCCTCGACGCGCTGGTGAAATCCGAGCGCGAGATCGCCGAGCTCAGGCGCGAGCTCGAGGAACTCAAACGTACGGTGGCCGAACGGCCGGCGCCGGCGGCGGGCCGAGACGGCGCCGGGATCGATTCGCCGGGATGGCAGGCGGGCGAGGTTTACCGTGAGGGCGCATTCGTCACGCACTACCTCGGCCAGTATTTCAAGGCGCTCAAGGACACGGCCGACGAGCCGGGTGAGTCTGCCCATTGGCAGCGCATAGGCTTTGCCGGCATCCGGTGGCGCGGCGTGCGCGAGGAGGGGGTGGAGTACCGGCCGGGGGATCAGTTCCTCGAGGAGTCGGCCTGCTTTCTCGTGGATCACACCGGCGCGCCCAGGCTCGTCAACTACCGCGGCGAGCGCGGCGCCAGGGGCAAAGAAGGGCCTCCCGGCAAGCCGGGGCCAAAGGGCGAGGGGGCAGACGATCTCGCGCCGATTGTCGAGCGGCTCCTGCGGGAAATGTTCGTCGCGCAAGTGGTGCCGACGATTCGCGAGATCGGCGATCGGCTGGTCGCGCTGGAAAGGGGCCGGCCATGACGTTCGCCGAAACCTGGGCGCCGGCACTCCTCGAGGAAATCGGTATCCCGACATCCGATCCCGACTATGCAGCCAAGCTCGCCTCGGCTGAAAAGTCGCTCGTCTTTGTCCTGGCGGTGACGGAGCGGTATCTCGATCGCAAGCTGGAATATCTTGACGGCGAGGTGGAAACCTTCGGGCCGGCGCCACGCCGGCGGTTGCAGCTCCGGCGCTATCCGATCGAGGATGTTAGCGAAATCCTGATCGGCACGAGCGCCATTCCGCTCGAACAATACGCCGCGGGTTTCGATGGCGAGGCCGGCGTGGTCTATCTCACGGTGTGGGCCGGCTGGCCGGCGCGCGTGACCTATGCCGGCGGTTATCCGGACGATGCCTGGCCGCCGGAATTGCTCATGGTGGTGATGGAGCTTGCCGCCTCGGTGTTTCCGGGGATCTCGACGGCCGGCGTGCCGGTGCTCGGCGGCATCGAGCCTCCGGTCAAGCGCGTGTCGGTGCCCGATGTCGGAACCATCGAATATGCCGACAACGGCGGCTCGGGCTCGATGGATGTGCTGGGCTTCGGCGTGATCCCGCGGGCCTACTCCGCGGTGCTCGATCGCTTCCGCGCCGCCTCGATCGTCGGCGGCGCGTGATGGCCGATCGCTATGCCAGGACGCACGCGACCCACGCGGCCAGGGTAATCAACGCGCTCGCCACGCCGGCAACGTATTTCAAGCAAGGCGCGGTCGGACGGCCGGTGCGCGTGGCGTCCAGGCGCGTGGCGCCAACCGATACCGAGATTATCAACGCCTACGGGATCGGCGCGCGTATCGTCACGATTGCCAACGACGCGATTAAGCCGGACACGCCGGCGCAATTCGATCGGCTCGAGCTTTTGGGCGAGCTCTACACGATCGACGCGGTGGCGCCGAATTATCGCGACGATCTCCTCGTCTCCTTCACTTGCTATTGCATGGGCCAAAAGCAATGAGCTCGCGCCATGTCCGCGACACGATCCGCGGCTGGGCCGCCGAGGTGTTTACCGTGCCGTTTATCGACACGATCAATAGCAGCGCCTCTCCCAACGGCTCGACCATCTGGGCCTCGGTGCAGTTCGATCCGGAGTCCGATTCAAAAATCTCCTATTGCGACGACATGGAAGAATCCGGAATGGCGGATTTCATCTTCTGCGGGCCACCAGGGCAGGGCGATGACGAGGTTTTAGCCGCGGCCGAGGCATCGATCGATGCGCTTTTAGCGCGCCAGGATGCCGCCGATATCGCGCTCCTCTATGCCCACGCGCCGGAGGAATTCTCCGCCGGATCGGCCGATCACTTCTACCGCGTCAATATCGGAGTTGAATACCGCCACTACTATCGGAGGAGCTGACCAATGCCTAAGGCAACGAATACCAAGGGGCTTAAAATCTACATGACCAAGGGATCGACGGCCGACGTGGACGTTGTGCCGACGGCGATCAGCAAATCCGATCCCGCGGTGGTCACGGTGGCGTCAACGGCTGGACTCACCGAGGGCGATATTGCCGTGCCGACGGGGACGGGATTTGCCGAGATCGACGGCAAGCGATTCGTGGTCGGCGTGATCGACGCCGCGACCTTTGAGCTTGTCGGCTCGAATACCACGGATAGCACGGGCACGCTGGGCACGACGCCCAGCATCGACATTTCCCATTCGACCGACATGGTGGATCTATGCTGGTCGGAATTCACCATCAACCGCGACGCGCCGGAGGCGGTCGAGGCCGGGACGTATTGTGATCCGTCGCTCACGGTGGCGAGCGCGGTCTCCACCGCCGGCACCCTGGAATTCAAGGGCAACATCGACGTAGAGGATCCGGGCTACGAGGAACTGACCAAGGCATCCGAGGATGGTCTCGCGCGCGAGATCCGGATCACCCTGCCGCAGAACAACGGATATTGGCTGGCGCCGGCAACGATCGATCTCATGAACCTCGAGGCGCCGCTCGATGGCGTGGTGAAGTATGCCGGCTCCGGCACGCTCCTTACCGCGCCGAAACATGTCTGGTAGGGGGCCGCCATGACGCGCGGGCTCGCTTACTGGATCCTGATGATTCTGTGGCTCGTGGTAGGCATCGCGTGGCATTTCGCCTGGGTCGGCGCCTATGGCGCGTTCGGCTTCGCGCTCATCCCGTTCCTGCTGTTCGCGCTGATCGGTTGGCAGGTATTCGGGCCGCCGTTGCACTAAGGGGAATTCATGGATCGTTCAAAGCTCCGGAGCTCGAAACGAGTCACCGTCCGGGATCTCGAATTCGAGGTTTTCCGGATGACGCTCAACGAGCAAATCGCGGCGGCCGAGGCGGCGAAACCCTACGAGGGAACCGAGGCGCACAGGTTCGTCCTGATCCGCGAGACGATCGCGCGCATGGTTCATTACGAGGGCGAGCCGCTCGGCGCCGACGCCGGTACCATGGATATCGACCTCGTGTTTGCCCTGGCGCCGTTTGTGACGGAAACGAATAGTGGGCCGATCGTGCCAGAAATGCCGGTTGCCGAACCGCCGGTTGGCGCCAACGGCGCGGAGCCTCCCGACCCAAAAGGCGCAAGCTAAACGTCGAGGAGCGCGTGCTCTATCGGCTGGCCGAAATGCTCGGCATGACGGTTGAAAGGATCCTGACAGAGATGACCGTAACGGAACGGCACGGCTGGATTCTCTACCTCGAGGAGCGCGCGGCCGAGGCCGAGGCGGCCAGGGAGGCGGCGCCGACGCGAACGATCGGCCGCGGTGCTCGGACAACCGGCAACATCATGGACATGGACCCGGCGGCAGCGCGCGCCGCGCTCGAGGGCCGCGGCTAGTGGCGGGCGTTATCTCCATCAAACTTGTAGGCGCTGCGGCGCTCGCCGAGCAGTTGAAGGCGTTTCCGGCGGCCGTCCAGGCGCGCGCGGTCAACATGGGGGTCAAGGCCGGCGCGCGGATCCTCACGGCTCATATGCGGCGCCTGGCCTATAGCGGGCCGTCCAAGACACGCGGCAAGGGGCGAAAGGGATTTACCAAGACGCTCCGCAAGGCGATCCGATTCTCGGCCGGCAAGCCTAAGGCCAACCGCATTACGGCCGGCAAGGCGTGGGTCGGCCTCAAGACGATCCGCGGCGAGAGCAAGGCGCGCAACTATTATCGCGTGCTCGAGTACGGCCGCAAACCCTACAGCCGAAAGAGCGGCGCGGCTTACAAGGGCTCCCCACCGATGCGGCCATTCTTCAAGCGGGCATGGAACGACAAGGGCGCGGCGGTCGGCCAGGCGATCGTCAACGGCACGAAAATCGCCATCGCCAAAGAGGCCGGCCGCGCGCTCGCCAAATCGAGAGCGGGGAGGCGCCGCTAGATGTCTGATTTCGCTCAACTCGTCGTCCAGCTCGAGCTCCAGCAGGCCGCCTTTGCAAAGGGGATGAATGACGCGGCGCGCCGGCTCGAGGTGATCAGCAAGAACGCCAAGCAAAGCCAGCAGTCGCTCAACTCCCTGTCGAAAGGCTTTAACGATCTCAGGACGGCGGCGGCGGCAGCGGCGGGCGCCTTTGCGGCCTTCAAATCCGTCCAGGCGATTACCAAGGCATCCGATCAAATCAACAACCTGTCGGGATCGTTTACGGCATTGATGGGCGATGCTGGCCGCGCCGCCGACATGATGGAGCGCGTTTTCGGCATCGTGTCGCGCACGGGTGTTCCGCTCGAAGCGGCAGGGAGTGCCACGCAACGGCTGACGATTGCGCTCAAAGACATGGGCGCCAGCAATCGGCAGATCGAGACAATCGCCGAGACCTTTATCAAGCTCGGCAAGGTTGGCGGATCCAGTACCGAGGATGTAGCAAACGGCCTCCGCCAGATGGGCCAGGCGCTTGCCTCCGGTCAACTCAGCGGCGATGAGCTCAAGTCAATCCGGGAGAACGTGCCGCTCGTCGCCCAGGCGCTCGCCGACGCGCTCAATGTTCCTGTTGGCAAACTGAAGGAGCTCGGTGAGCAGGGCAAACTCACCGGCCCCGTGGTTGCCAATGCGCTGATAGCAGCGGCGGCCTCGGCAAACGCGGCCTTTGCCAAGATGCCGGTGACGTTCGAGCAAGCGCTCAACAAGATGGAGGCTGAGGCTACGCGGGCGGCGGCGGCTTTCGACAAGGCGGCCGGCATTAGCACGACGCTCGTGACGCTCACGGATTTCGTGGCCGCCAATCTCAAGAAATGGACGACAGAGCTCCAGGCGACCAACAGCCAATTGACGACGGCGCAAACGCTGGCCGAGGCTATCGGTGCGGTCGGCAAGCTGGCCGCCTCGGCCTTTATTGCCATTAGTTTTGCGCTCGATGCCATCATCAAGCGGATGGGCTTCTGGGCCGAGCAGATCAAGCTCATCGTGAAGATGGATTGGGACGGCGTTATTGCGAGCACAAAGCGCTTTAACGACGAGTTGGAACGATCCGCTCTCATCGCTGACAACGCGATCCGCGCGCTGTACGGGATGCAGCAAACGCTCACCGACGCGCAACGGGCCGCGGGGCGGGCGGCGGCGCGCGGCGACGAGCTCCGGCCGCAACCCACACTGACGCCGCCTCCGGGCGGCGGCGGCGGCGATACCGGCACGGCCGACAAGCTCAAGAAGGAAACCGAGGCGCTCAAGGCGCGGGCCGATGCGATCGCGGCGTCCGTCAATCCGACACACGCCTTTAATCAGGCGATGGCGGAATTGAACATGCTCGCCGACAAGGGCTTTCTTTCGGATGTCAATTGGGCACTGGCCAAAACAAAGTATACGGAAACGCTCAACGCCGAGGCCGATGCCATACGGGCGATGATCGATCCGTATTTCACCTATGAGCGCGAACTCGCCAAGGTCAACGCGCTTTACATGGCCGGCAAGCTCGAGGTGGAAGAACTCATCAAGGCAATGGAGTTGATGAAGAAAAAGGCCGACGACGCGGCCGGCGTCAAGAGCATGAAGTCGATGAAGGAAATGGCCGAGGAGCTCGCCAAGACAATGGGCGACGCGGCCGCCGATTTCTTCGGTGATATCATTTCCGGCGCGGCGACGGCCGAGGAAGCCTTCAAAAAGTTTGCCCAAAGTGTTCTCAGCCAAATCGCCAAGATCGTCGCCGAGGCGGCGGCGGCCTGGGCGGTCAAGGCTCTGTTTGGCGGCGTGGCCGGTGGCGTAAGCGCGCCGGCCGGCAATGCGGCGGGAAGTCAATCGGCCTCGATGGCACGGGTGGCGGCCAATACCAACCTGGCGACCTTCGGGCCATCGACGCGGGCCGGTTCCGGCGCAACGACGATGGGCGGCAATACCATCGCCGGCAATCGGCGGCCCGAGCTCAAGGTCGTGGTCAACAACAATGCCGGCGCCGAGGTGAGTACGCGGCAGGACGAGAGCGGCAACCTCGAGATCACGATTGAGCGCGTGCGTAAGGCACTCAGCCAGGACGTGCGGCGCGGCGGCAACATGTTCGCCGACACGCTCGAGCGGTCCTATTCGATGCAGCGGCGCGGGGTGTGAGATGCCCATAACCGACGCGCTCAAGCGGGTTTACGCCAGTGCTCCGACGGATACGCAGTACGTCGAAACCCTGCAACTCTATCATTCGCTGTTTCCAACCGCGGGGAGCGGCGGATATTTCCTCAACAACGATTTTCAGGAGTGGCTATTCAGGCTCGAGGACGGTTCGCCTGTGACCTTCGGACCGATTCCGTTTGCCGTCGTGCTGCCGCAGCAAGACGCGCGCGGTCAGCAAGACTTGCAAATCACCATCGACAATATCGGCCGCGAGATCATGGCGCCGATCGAAGCGGCGGCGACAATGCCGTCCGAACCGATTACCGTAATTTATCGCGTCTACCTCAACCAGCCGACGACCTATCCGCAGAACGATCCGCCGCTCGAGCTCCGGCTCTCTAACATTGCGATCGGCTTGCAGGCGGTCACCGGCACGGCGACGCGCGCCGATACGCTCAACCGCTCTTTCCCCTCGGTGCTTTATCGCGCTGACACTTATCCGGGGCTCGATCGATGACGGACGATCGGACCTGGATCAATCGCTACATAGGGACGCCGCATAAGACCAACGGCCGCGGGCCGGACGGCTTTGATTGCTGGGGCCTCATGCTGGCCGTCTGGCGCGAGCAACGTGGGATCGAGCTTCCGGATTTCATGGCGCCGAATGATGCCTCGTTTGTGGAGGCGGTGGAGGCGGTGGGCAAATTCTACAAGGAGTGGCCCACGGTGGCGCCGGCGGTGCAGGTGGAGGCGGGGCGAGAGTGGGATTTCGTGGCGGTGATCCGGCGGCGGGCCGCGCTTCACATGGGGCTTCTGATCGGCGGCGGGGTGCTCCATTCCAGCTATCCGCAGGGCGCCGTGTGGGATCCGGAACCGCGCTTTAACCAATTCTATCCGAGCCGGGAGTATTGGCGATGGCTCGGCTGATCTTCCTCAAAAATCCGTTGTCGCTTCGCACGCGCGACGAGCACGAGCTCAAGCCGGGGCGGAGCGTGATCGATTGGCTGCTGGAGAATCATCCGCCGCCGAACGGGTGCGGCGGAGCCTTGCGCTGGTGGATCAACGGCGAGGAGCAAAAGAGCCTCGATAACCTCGACTATGTGCCGGCGGCCGATGACGTTGTGATACTGGCGGCGGCGCCGGGATGGGCGGCGATCGCCGTTGCGGTGATCTCCTCGATTATCGTGGCCGCTCTTTCAGTCGCCATCCAACTCCTGTTCTTCAATAAGACGACGCCGCGCACGCCGGAATTCCTCCAAGACGATGCCCAGCCGAATCCGGCCTATAATGTCCGCGCGCAAGGCAACATCCCGCGTCTGGGCGAGCCGGTGCCGGTGATCTATGGATCGGTGCTGGTGACGCCGGACCATGCCATGCAGCCACACAGTTGGTTCGAGAACGATGAGCAATGGCTTGATCAGTTGTTCGTCATCAGCCAGGGCGAGGTCGAGATTCACGAGGTGCTCTTAGGCGACACGCCGGCGGATCTCGTGGTCGGCGGTGCGCTTACCTATGCGATCGTGCCGCCGGGGCAGCATTTGCAAACACCGGGCAATCTCGGCTTTCATGCGAACTTTTGGGAAAACGTAGTCACTTGTCCCGAGGTGCAGAGCATCGAGCTCGTGGGCTCCGGCGATACCGCGGGGTTTTTCCGCTTGAGCAAGACCGGCCAAATTGGCCGCTACGTGATGGTCGATATCGAGGTGCCGGCGGGCGTTTTTTTCCAGGCATCATTCGGCGGCAATATCTCCCCGTCGCATCTCACATTTCAGGTTCATATCAGCCAGGTTGATGACGACGGCAATCTGGTCGGCAGTCTCGTCACGAACGGTCTCGATATTTTCGAGCAAACCCGCAACGCGATTCGGCGGACCTATACATTCGACATGGGATTTTCGGCCAATTGGGCCGTCCGGGTCGAGCGGCTCACGCCGCAAAGCTCGGAAACGACCGACCGCATGGTGTGGTCGGGCCTCAAGATGCGGGCCGATATCGCGGGGCCGATCTATGGCGACGTGACCCTGATTGCCGTCCGGGTGCGCGCCACGGTCGGGCTGGGCGAGGGCAGTCAATTGATTCGCGTGCGTTGCACGCGCAAGCTGCCGCCGTTGGGATCGGGTGCGCTGGCGGCGACGACAAATCCCGCCGACGCTCTTGCCGATATCTACTGTAACCAGGTCTATGGCGCGCGCCGGCCAACCGCCGAGCTCGATCTTGCCAAGCTTGGCACGCTGCGGAGCCTGTGGGCCGGCTACCAGTTCTCCGCGGTCTATGTCGCGCGCTCGATCGTTTGGGAGGCGCTTAACCATGCCGTGCAAGGCATGGCGGCCCAGCCGCTCCCGGTTGGCGCGCAGCTCTCGGTCGCCCAGGAGGGAAAGAAGGCGGCGCGCTCGATGCTCTTTACCGAGCAGAATATCGCGCGCGACAGCTTTGCCTTGCACTACGAATTCGACCGACCAGGAGCGAATGACGGAATCGAGGTGGAGTTTCGCGAGCCGGCAAACTTCGCGCCGGCCTTTGTGCGCGTGCCCTATGATTCAAACGATCCGGAAAAAATTATCTTGTTCGGCTGTGTCGATGCCACGCACGCCGGCGAATATGGACAATTGCTGTGGAACAAGCGGCAGGCGCAGCGCCAGACGATCGAATTCGAGACCGAGCTTGAGGGCCTGATCCCTTACATCGGCGAGCGCGTGGCGGTTTCCCATAGCCTGCCGTGGTGGGGGATGTCCGGATTTGTTGCCGGCCTGTCGGGACTGACCGTCACGCTCGATCGCGAGCTAACCTGGGCCGACGTGCCGGCGCCCTGGTACATGATGTTTCGCACGCAGACCGGCGGCCCCACGGCGCCGGTGGAAGTAACGCCGGGGCCGCAGCCGCACCAGGCGGTGATGGCCTCGCTGCCGACAAGCGATTGGCATGTCGGCGACGATCGCCAGGAGCCGACGCATTTCGTCTTTGGATCGGCAACCGAGGTTGTGCGCGATTTCGTCCTGGGCGACGTGAAGCCCAAGGGCGGCGTCAAAGTCTCGCTCGGCGGCGCAATCTACAATCCGTCGATCTATGACGGCACGCTTTCATTTCTGGCGGGGCCGGTGCCATGAGCTATGTGACCTATCCCAAATCGTTCCAGTGTCCGCAGATAAAGCCCTATTCGCTCGGCGTGGATATGGGGCTCGTGCGGACGCCCATGCAGGGCGGCAACAATCGCCAGCGCCGGCAATACCGGCACATGCCGCATATCTTCCGGCTCGAGTTTGTCATGGAGGCGCTCGACCTCGGCACCTGGCAGCAATGGATTAACAGCTTTGCCTACGACTATTTCATCCTCGGTCTCGAGTCGATGTGGTCGGGCAATGCCGGGACGATCACGTCGCCCCATATCGTGCGGTTCATTTCCGACCTCGAGGTGGAAAACGTGGTCTATGGTTGGGTGCGCGTGCGCGTCCAGGCCGAGCTCTCGCCCAACCAATACGCGCTCGCCGGTCCCGGCATCTTGACGGATGCGTGGATCATCGGCGGCACGCCGGCGGCGCCATCTGCCGACACCATCATTGCCGGCACGCCGGCCGCACCATCGATGCCGGAGTGGATTTCCGCCGGCTCGCCGCAAAATCCCGCGGCCATACTTTAGGAGAGGAGCTCCGCCATGCCCGACACATTCGCCCGGATGCGGCAACTGATCGGCTCAACCGAGGAATGGACCGCCAACGATCTCGTGATCGGCCTCGGTGAAATCGCGATCGAGCGCACGACGACGGCCTATAAGATGAAAGTCGGCAACGGCACGTCGGTTTTCTCGGCGCTGCCCTATGCCAGCGGCGGCGATGTCTTTGTTCCGTGGAACAACGTAACCAACAAGCCGACGACGTTTCCGCCGTCTGCCCATACCCATAACGCCATCGACCTAACCGGCGTGCTCAACTGGCGCGATACGTACGATCCCAGCGGGGCCGCCGAGTATCCTCCCGGCGTTCCGAAATCCGGCGATTTGTGGGGCGTGGTCGGGGCCGCCTACACCTTCGGCGCCGGCACCCTGGCCGGCAAGACGGTCGGCGAGGGCGCGGCCATCGTCTACGACAACAACCGCTGGAACATCATTGGCGGCGATTACGTCAAGGGCTCCGAGCTCACCACGACCTCGACGGGATTGCCGCAGGCTGGCCGCGTGCCGCAATTGAACGCGAGCGGCCGGCTCGATCCGTCCTTGCTCAACATGCCGGGATCGCTGCGTTTCCGCGGGCTGGCCGATCCGACCGGGCCGGCGCCTACGGGCGCCACGGCGGGCGATTACTGGCTGGCAAATGTCGCAGGCGTGGCGGCGGCCTCGTGGACCGGCATTGCGGGGACCACCATCGAGATCAACGACCATCTGATATGGACGGGGACGGCCTGGACCTATCTCCATCCGGAGGATCCGGTCACGGGGTATCTGCCGATCGACGGCTCGCAGCCGATGCTAGGGGCGCTCTCGCTCGCGCCCTACGCCGGCGGCGAACCAACGGCCGCCCATGCTGTCCGCAAGGATTATCTCGACGCCCAGGCTTTCAGGGGCTCGATCTATGCCGGCCATTACGGCGTCACGACCGGCACGGTGGCGGATCAGACGGCGGCCTTGCAGGCGGCGATCGACGCGGCCGAGGCGCAGAAAGCCAAGCTCATTTTGCCGGCCGGTTATATCCGCCTCGATGGGACGATCTATGTCGGACGCGTCAATCCGGTGTGGATCGAGGGGCAGCAATCCCACCGTTTCATCAGTTTCACCGACAACGACATGGACGACGTGACGTGCTTGTGGTTTGAGAATATGCCGGCCGCAACCGTTGGCGTTCTGGTGGCGGCCGGCGATCCTGCCAACACGCGCGATGGCGTGACGATTTCTAACGTAATGATTGCGCGCACGACGTTTTCGGTTGCCGGCGATGGACGGGTCGGGATCCGGTTTGTCGGCGCCACGAGTCCGTGCCTCGAGAATGTCAGCATCAACGGTTTCGATATCAATTTTCACTTAACCGAACAGACGACCGGGCTCCGGCATACGACCTATGGGCAATTCCGAAACGTTATCAGCATGTTGTCGGGAACGTATTGCGGCCTGATAACCGCGGCAACGGACTGCGATTTTTACCATTGCCATTTCGGCGGCGCGACGGCGGCGAGCTTCCGCATCGAGGCGCCTGTCATTAACGCGGTTCCCGGCAACGGCAACCGCTGGTTCGGTTGCGTGTTCACGGCATCACAGGGATCGACGCCGCTCCATGCCGTCGTTGTCGAGTCGGGCTTCTGGCAGAGTTTCCATGCTTGCGATTTCGAGGGCTCGTCCGACGCCAGTTTCAAGATCAACTGTCCGGTCAATGCGGCCACGCCCAGCGTTTTCAACGTCTCGATGACCGATTGCTGGTTCTCGGCGGCCGAGCCCAACAACGGCGGCAACCTGTGGGTGCTGTCCGGTAACCTGATGTTGCAGGGCGGCCGGTTTGCCGGCTTGCCGACCTCGACCCAGGCGTTGATCCGCATCAAGCCGGCGGTCGGCAGCAATGCCTTCACCACGACGATCTCGAACATCGTCGCCGTCTATCGAAATATTGCCGCGATCGACGTGGCAAATTATGGCTACCTGAAAATCACGAATTGCCAGTTTGTCGGGGAGAGCTCGGCTGCGGCGGCGCCTGCCATCATCTTCGGGACAGGCGTCAATCGAAGCCACGTCGCAAACAACAGTTTCGTCACGACCCACGCGACCGGCTATACCAATGGCTCGGCGACGGGCGGGAATCGCTTTCTCGACAATATCCTAAGCAACAACGCCACGGCGGATGACTATGCAACGCGCGTGGTCGGCGGGCCGCCGCAGACGGTCGGCGGCGTCATCCCTCGCCATCAGCTCCTCGGCGCTTCGGGGGCATTGGCGGCGACACTCGCGGCCAAATACTCGGCGGATGCGCTCGGCGGATTTGACTATTATTTCAAGACGCGCGCCGCGGCGCCTGGGTCGCGCGCGACCGTTGCCGCGGCGGACAGTGTCCGGTTGGTGCGCTACTACGCCGACGACGGGACGACCGACCAGGAGGTAGCTCGCCAGACGGTCTCCGTTGACGCGATCGGCGCCTTTATGGGCGGCAGTTGGGAAGTCGGGGTCAAATCCTCGGGCAGCGGAAACCTCTCGACGCGCCTCAAAATAGATAATGCCGGAACAACGTCGCTAATGGGCGGCGCCACGGTTTGCCCAGCCGGGACGCTGCAATATATCGGCCTGACAGCCGGGGCGGACACGATCACCGCAACGCCGACGTTTGGCGTGTTCACGGCCTATATAACCGGCGCTTTCTATGTCGCACGGGCCGGCGTGACCAATACCGGCGCGGCCACGCTCAACATCAACGGACTCGGCGCCAAGGCGCTCGTCAAGCGGGTCAACACGCCGCTCGTGGCCGGGGATGTGCTGGCGAGCAAGATGCTGCTTATCATCTATGACGGGACCAACATGCAGTTGATCAATCCTGTCGTGCCCTGACCGGCAAAAAAGAGGCCGGCGGATGGAGACTCGCCGGCCCCAGGAATGAACGGGCCTCCACGGGGGAGTGCGAGGCCGTCCCCTCACGACGCACATATAGTGCACGATGTTTACTTTTGAACGGGTCAAACCCTCGGCGGTCTGTCGCGGAGGTCGCATGTCCATATCCGCTTGGCGTAACTGAAGGCCGGGAAGGCTACGGGCAGTCCCACGCGGACGCGGCTTTCGACGCAGACGACTTCCTGATTGATCTTTAGGGGGACGTTGATCACGACGGGCGGCGGGTGTGCAACGAGCGCGTCCTCGGCACAGCCGGCAAGAAATAACGCAGCGACCAGGCAGCCCAGAGGGGGAGGGGCTAAGCCACGGTCACGTTTCACGTGAAACATAGTTATGGAAAATGTCCTTTTCCCACGGTAGGGGAAAGGTTTATCGGTGTTCCTTGATCATAATCCCGGCCCGGATCGGGGCTTAACGCCGATGATTTCGCGTCAATTTCGGGAGGTTGGCGGGCCTGGGGTGTGTCCGGCCGAGGGGCGCTCGCTGGCGCGCTATTAGGAGTTATGGAAAGGGCTCTACCTACTATATGTGGTAGTCACTCGGTGTAACTAATAATCGGTGTGGATAACGGGGATAGCGGGGATAAGGGGAAATTATGACATGAAATCAAGGGACGCTCTCGGAATGATATAACATATCATCGTATAATATATAAATTGGTAAACTCAAGGTTGTACACCAGATGTGGTAAGTACATGAAATCAAGAGCGGCGTTTCTTCGGCTTCCACTCGCCGTAAGGCGTGCGCCCATTGAAGCGGGAGAGGGCGCGACCGCACGAGGCGGCCTCGGCTCG